ACCCGAGGCGGCGGAAGCCGCGTCGGACGATGCTCCTGCTGATTCGCGTCGCCGTCGTCGCAGCGCGTAAGGAGGAGTGAAAGCGGGCGCCAGTGGTCCTCCCCCCGCTGGCGCCCGTGAGTAACAGAGGCAAAAAATAAGGTACACTTCAATGAAGTACAGCCCAGAACGTCAAGCGGAAATTGTTGCTAAAAGTTTGCAAACACGCAAAACAAATAAAATCGCACGCGAAAAAGAAGAAGTTGAACGGCAAGAACGCCTTGAAATGGAAAAGGATCAATTAGGTCGCGAAGTCCTTCGTTTACGGACGTTAGTTAAAGACCTGAATGATCAATCACCGTTGCGCGACATGTGCAAGCAAATGACAGGTAAAACTTTACACACTGAAGCTGAAATTGTGGCGGTCAGCGAACCATATAAACGTTTGTGTGGCGTTTATTTTTTGGTGGCAGGTGACCGCGTAGTGTATGTTGGGCAATCAGTTAACATACCGGGCCGAATTGGTACGCATGGCGCTAATAAAAAATTTGACCGCGTTGCATTTGTACCATGTGAGGAGCAACATTTGAACATTCTGGAGTCTTTGTACATTCACATATTGCGCCCGTCGTTAAACGGCAACAGCAATTCTCAGGGGTTAAAAACAGCACCTATATCAATGCAAGAAATGCTGCGCTATATCGGCCCTGCGTATGATTTGGCGCGTGGAATAGTTAAGGCGCAACAAAATGTTGTGGCTTGATTTCGAGACGCGGAGCAAGTGCGACTTGCCTTCGCGGGGCGTGTACAACTACGCCCAAGACGCCAGCACGCAGGTGCTGTGCATGTCCTACGCCTTCGATGACGACGAGGTCGTGACCTGGGTGCCCGGTCAACCGTTCCCCGCCGCTGTCGCCAACCACACCGGCCAGATCCGCGCGCACAACGCCGCGTTTGAGCGCCTGATCTTCTGGTTCGTGTTGTGCCCCGATCACAAGATCCCTGAGCCCAAGCTGACGCAGTTCTACTGCACGGCAGCGCAAGCCCGCGCCAACTGCGCGCCCGGCTCGCTGGAAGACGTGGGGCGGTTCGCTGGCGCATCCATGAAGAAAGACCACCGGGGCTCGCAACTGATCCGCCTGTTGTCCGTCCCGCAAGCTGACGGGTTCTTCCGTCAAGATCCGACGCTCATGGACGAGATGATCCAGTACTGCGAACAGGATGTCCGTGCCATGCGCGCGATCAGCAAGGGTATGCGTGACCTGTCCGCTGACGAGCTGGCCGACTACCACGTCAACGAGCGCGTCAACGACCGAGGCGTCCGCGTCGATGTCGAGCTGTGCAACGCCGCTGTGCGCTACGCGACCACCGAGTTGGACGAGATCCAGCAGATCGTGCGTGAGGTGACGGATGGTGCGATCACCAGCGTCCGCAGCCCCAAGATGCGCCAGTGGGTGCTGGACCGTGTTGGGCCGCAGGCGCTGGAGCTGATGACGATCTTCAAGGACGGCGAGGCCAAGTATTCTATAGACAAATCCGTGCGCGGTAACCTTTTAATTCTGGCTGGAGAAAACGCTGATGAAGTGCCGCCCGATGTCGCTGAAGTCATACAATGTGCGGACGACCTATGGGCTTCGTCGGTCGCGAAGTTCCAACGCGCCGCCAATCTCGCTGATCGAGACGATGGACGAGTGCGCGGGGCGTTTGTCTTTTCTGGAGGTTCAGCTACGGGCCGTGCTTCGAGCTTTGGACTGCAAGTCCACAACTTCCCCCGCAAGTGCGCGAAAGAACCTGAACTAGTCCGCGCTGCGATGGTACAGGGCGGCGAGATCGTACCACAGTACGGCAAGCGCGTCACGGACGTGTTGAAGCAGATGCTGCGCCCGGCGCTGTTGGCTGAGGAGGGCAACATGCTTGTCGTCGCCGACTGGTCATCTATCGAGGCGCGCGTCAACCCGTGGCTGTCTGGTCGGGGCGATGACAAGCTGGAGATATTCCGAAATGGCGGCGACGTTTACAAGGTGAACGCGTCCGCGACCTTTCGTGTTCCTGTCGCCGACGTGACGGGCGACCAGCGCCAGGTCGGCAAGGTGCAGGAACTGGCTTGTGGCTTCGCTGGCGGCGTGGGCGCGTTTGCTGCGATGGGCCGCATCTACGGCCTGTTGCTGCCCGAGCCCGAGGCCAAGCGCATGGTGGACGGATGGCGCAGGGCCAACCCGTGGGCCATGCCGTTCTGGGAAAGTCTGGAGCGGTGCTACACCGCCGCCATGCGCCACAAGGGCAAAGAGTTTACCGCCGGGCGCATAACGTACCTATTCGATGGCGTCCACCTCTGGTACGCTTTGCCGTCTGGGCGCATCCTTTGCTACCCATACGCTCGATTGGAGGAAGACGGCGTCACCTACGCCAAGGCGGCATGGAAGCCCGCCGCAGACGCCAAGGAATGGCCTCGCGCCCGCCTGTGGCGTGGTCTGGCTTGCGAGAACGTCACGCAAGCGACGGCCAACGACATCCTGCGCTACGCTCTTCGTTCGCTCGATGCAGAAGGGTTCGAACCCGTCCTGCACGTCCACGATGAGATCGTGCTGGAGACCGCAGACCCTGTGGCAGCTGAGGAGGCCGTGCAGCGCGTCATGTGTACGCCGCCCGCATGGGCCGCAGGTCTGCCGCTGGGGATCGAGACGCATACGATGACACGCTACGGGAAGGGGTAGGACATGGACGACCAACAAGAATTTATTGACTATATTGTAGGGCTCGCGCCTGACGAAGAGACGGCGCTGCTTGTGTTGCAGCGTCCAGTGGTCCGTAACGGAGTCCACATCACGTATCTGGACGGGGAGTTGGCCTATACGTTTCCGTCATTTATGCCTGATCATCCGCGCAAAGATGGTCAATCGTGGTACATGAACACCGGCTGCTACATCCCCGAACGGTTCAACAACGGGCGCCCTAGCGCCAGCATCGCCAACTGCACACACGTCCTCGCCATGATGCTGGACGATGTCGGCACCAAATCGAAGGTGCCGGATCTGCCCCCGACGTGGATCATGGAGACCAGCGAGGGGTCGTTTCAGTGGGGTTATGCCTTCGATCTGGATCACCAGCCTACTACGGGGGAGTTCAGCGCCGCCATCAAGGCCATCGCTATGGCGGGCTACACGGACCCCGGCGCGATCAATCCGGTACGTAATTTCCGCATTCCCGGTTCAGTTAACATTAAACCTGGCCGCAACTCTTGGCGTGCCAAGCGGATCGAGTGGCACCCCAAACGCGTGTTCTCGCTGCCGCAGATCTGTGAGGCGCTTGGCGTAACGCCCGACGAGGCCGACACCGCGCGCGTCCTGTCGTTCAAACTGCGCGACACCGGCTCTGACAGTGTCCTCCAGTGGCTCAACGACAAGGGTTTGGTGTTGAGCCCTCCCAACGGCGCAGGTTGGCTGGACGTGGTCTGCCCGAATCACGCGCAGCACACGGACGGCCAATCCGCCGCCCGCTACAAACCGCTCGACCGCTCGTTTTGCTGCTACCACGGGCACTGTCAGGATCTGGACAGCCAAACCTATCTTGCGTGGGTCGCCGAAAACGGCGGTCCCAAGGTCTCGCATGGCCTGCGCGACGAGTTGTTGGCGCAGCATATGCAAGCGGCGATGTCCAAACTGTCGCCCACTAAGGCGTTCCCTGACGAGGCCGCCAAGGTCATCGCCGAGGTGGAGCGCAAGGAGGTCGGACGCGTTGACAAGGCGGGCTGGTACGAACGGTTCGCCTACATCGTGGAAGACGACGCCTACTTCGACATGGACGCCCGCACCGAGATCAGCCGGGGCAGCTTCAACGCCATCTTCCGTCACGTCAACTGCAAGTCCATCCACGTCACCGGCAAGAGCGCCCGCCGCATCGAGGCCAGCGTCTGTTACGACGAGAACCGCAGCGCCGCCAACGCCCGCCTGCTGCGCGGGATCACCTACGCCGCCGGGGACGGCGTCCTTGTCTCGCGTGACGGCGACGTGTACGGCAACCGCTGGCGCGACGCCCGGCCTGACCTGACCGGCGTGGCGCCCGGCGACGTGTCCCGGTGGCTGAACCACTGCCGGGTGCTGGTGCCCGAAGAGGCCGAGTTGAACCACTGCCTCGACGTGATGGCGTTCAAGCTCCAGAACCCCCGCGTCAAGGTCAACCACGCGATCCTGCACGGCGGCGACGAGGGTTCCGGCAAGGATACCATGTGGGCACCCGCTATCTGGGCGGTCTGCGGGCCAGGGCTCAAGAACCGTGGTCTGGTGGACAACGATGGGCTCACCTCGCAGTGGGGTTACGCGCTGGAGAGCGAGATCCTGATCCTGAACGAGTTGAAGGAGCCCGACGCCAAGGAGCGCCGCACTCTTGCCAACAAACTGAAGCCCATCATCGCCGCCCCGCCGGAGACGCTGCCGATCAATCGCAAGGGTCTGCACCCCTACGACATGGTCAACAGGATGTTGGTGCTGGCGTTCACCAACGATCCTGTCCCCATCTCGATCTCGTCCAGCGATCGCCGCTGGTTTTGCATCTGGTCGGCGGCGGGTCGTATGCCCGCCGACGAGGCGCAGGCGATGTGGACTTGGTATCGTAACGGCGGGTTCGAGACCATCGCCCGGTGGCTGGCTGATCGCGACGTGTCCAAGTTCAACCCGTCTGCGCCGCCCATTTGGACGGAATTTAAAGAAAACCTGATCGAGAACGGCATGAGCATCGCCGAATCGTATATTGTCGATCAGATCCGCGCCAAGACCGGAGAGTTCGCCAAGGGCGTCATCGCCACGCCGTTCTTCAAGCTGTGCCAGTTCTTGACGGTCAACGCGCCTGGCGGCGTCAAGATCCCACAGGCGGCGCTGCTGCACGCCCTCAAGGAGGCCGGGTGGGTGGACATGGGGCGCATTGGGTCGTTCGAGCATTCCAGCAAGCGCCACATCTACGCCGCGCCTGATCTAGCGCGGACGCAGACCAAAAGCTATCTGCGAAACTTGCTAGAGCCTGTCGCCAGCGCGGAGAGTAACGTGCGCGATTTCCCCGGCAAGAAACCCTGAACGAAAGACCCCCGGTTGCGTGAGCGACCGGGGGCAAGTGGGCGTGTCGAACAAACACTAGGACTAGGCCGTCAGACGCCTGTCTGACGCGCCGGGGCGGGTGCCCCGACGATCCGGCTCTCACCGGATAGGTTTAGCGGCACTGGCCGCAAATTCATCATCTTCGCGAATGGCGCGGGTGGATACAGTCCACGCGCTTTCAATCTCACGCGGCGGAGTGTCTTCGATGACGCGCAGCGCTGCCCGTAGGTCTTCAATGCGATATTCCAGTATTTCAATTCGCTCGTCAACCGCGTCGGCAGTGGTGCTGGAGTCGATTCCCAACAAGCACAGCAGATCTTCAATCTCGCGTTCCATTTCTTCATGGAACTGCGTCTTGCGCCGTCCCTCGCAATAGTATGCCAGCAGCGCCGCTTCATGGATCGCCTTGGCCGCGATCTGGATCTTTACATACGCAATTGCGTCATGCTCGTGTATGCCAATCTTAAACATGTCAGGCTCCCCTTGGTTGACGGTGGACCATCGCACGTCAGCGCGATGGTGTAAAGGATTATTCTGCATCCAGTGCTTTGCGGGCGATCCTCTTGCGCTCGCCAAATACCCCGCAAATCTCTACAAGAGCCTCCCAGTCAGTATTGAATTTCGGGCTATCCCAATCTTCGCAAACCTTCCGCAGCGCCGTTTCCAGCTTCTCGATGCGGTCGGCGGCTTTTTTCAGCGCGCCTGCTGTCGGTGCCCTTTCAACGGCAGCAAGATCACGCAGCCGCTTCACAAGATCATCGCTCATCTATTTTCCTTCCCATCGTTGGGTTATTGCGCCCGCGCACTTCAGTGTTAGGCCATACCCAGATCTCGCCAGTGTCGTCCTGGATGCAGACCCATAGCAGATGATGCTCGTCGCCATTGTCGATTAGGAAGTGCGCCAGCGCCCGCCCCAGCGGCGTGGTGAGGGGCATGGTGGGGTTTAGCTGCAGCATCATGACCGCCCCTCCGTCAGGAACGCAGGCGCGTCCAACGGCTCATCGCCTGCTAGCTCCGGCATGGTCGCGCGGGGCATGGTGGCGGGCGCCTGCGCCTGCGTTAGGTCGCGCACCACGAGTTCGAAGTAGCCCGCGCCGTCCTGCCAGTGGTCCAGAAAGGAAGGGTCGCCGCACAGGATGCGCGCTACCTTGTCGGCGACGACCTCCAGCGCCTGCGCCTGGGCGACGTCCAACCGGTTCCAATTGCGCGACGTGCGCATGACGTTCTTGATGGCTTGCGAGTAGCCCGCGACTTCGCGAAACAGACCGTGGGTTTGTTCGCGCTCGCTCAGGATCTGGTCTGTAATGCTCATTTTTTACGGTCCTTTCTCGGGTGTAGGGCGTTTAAAACGGTCGTGTGGTCGCGTCCGCAGAATAACCCGATCTTTTTTAGGGACCATCCATGCTTGCGCAGCGCCTTGTACACGTCCGCGCGGGCGGCGGTGTAGGGCAGGGTGCGGCTTGGACCCATCGCGTCGGCCCAGGTCATGCCGTGGGGCACGAGCGCGGCCTGAGCGATGCGCTTGGCGGCGGACATGGTATATTGAAACGACGCCGGCGGCGGTTCGGGCGGCGGCGGCGGTTCGGGCGACGGCGGCGGTTCGGGCGGCGGCGGCGGTTCGGGCGGCGGGGGCGGCGCGATGGCGACTAAGCGGCGGGGTGCCCCGCCGTTGAGGCGGGCGCGCACCTGCTTATAGTGGTCGCTCAGTGCAAGGAAGTAGTCCATCATGGTTCGCACTCCATAAACGCCCTTATGACTTCTGCCGCGACTTGCGGGACGATGGCATTGCCGTAGGCGCGCAGGCGTCCCACTCGGTTGGGTATCCCATGAGCCAGCAGGGAAAGGCCGGGTTTAGAGCGCCTCGATTTCCCATCTGCTCCGGTGAGCCAGACGTGGTCGTCCCAGAACGAGCCAGCTCCGGCAGGGTCCACCCCGCCTTGTGAGCCGCCTCCGGCGTCCTGTTGCCCGTCCTGCCGTTCCCGTTCTTCTCGTCCGATGACCGGGGCGTGGGCCACGTCGCCGCCACCGCATTCGGCAGCGTATCCAGCGGGTTCCCCTTGCGCTCCTGCCGACCGGCGCCGCTCTCCCCCTTCCAGTCGCGGGTCGTTGGCGTGGGCCAGTTCGTCGAGTGCGACCCAGTAGAGCCGCTGTCTGATGTGGGGGGCGTCCACCGAGCAAGCCGGGATATCGACGCCCCGGCTGGCGTAACTTTCTCGCGCCAGATCAGCGCACACTCCGTCGAGCCAACCATAGCCAGCCTGTCCCGCAACTTGCTCTCCCATGACGACAGGGGGCCTGACGGCGGCGATGAGGCGGTGGAAGTGGGGCCAGAGGTGACGGGGGTCTGCAGTCCCGGCTCCTTTGCCTGCGACCGAGAACGGCTGGCAGGGGCACGAACCTGTCCAGATGGGTCTGTCGTCTGCCCATCCGGCAAGGCGCAAGGCGTAACTCCATCCGCCGATTCCTGCGAAGAAATGACATTGTCGATATGCCTTGAGGTCCGTTGAAGCCACGTCGCAAATAGACCGTTCATCTACATCTCCTTGAGCGATTAAATCTTTATTTATAAGATTGCGAAGCCATTGCGCGGCGTAGGCGTCGATCTCGTTATAGTACGCGCTCATGGCACCATCTCCATGAGCCAGCGCCGAGCGTCCGCTTCGTTGCGGGCGTAGCCCAGCGCGCCCAGGACGCTCACACAGCGCCATGCGCGGGCGTGGGTCCGCTTGTAGCGAACCGCAGCGTAGTGGCCTAACACACGGCCAAAATAGGCTACCGTCCGAGTTGCGTCAGCGTGGGTTGTGGTGGTGATCATCTTACGCCCTCCTGTTCTGAG